TAAATGACATATTATTTCTCCTTTTCTTTAAATGTTATTACCATAACTAACCTATATCCTGTTTTAGGAAAATAGTGGTAGTGAGGTAAATAGTCAAATAAAACACCTTTGTTTTTTTTAGGTGTTATTTCTTTTAGTTTTTTATTATTTTTATTTAATAAAACCGTTTTAGCATTTTCATCACAATCATTTAAATAAATTAATATTTGTTTATGTTCATAATAATGATCATAGTGAATAGAACATTTTTTTACAGAATTATTAACTGTTAAATTTATTGCTGCTCTATATATCTCAGCTTTTTTTATTTTAAATTTAGAAAAAATATGAACAAAAACTCTTAAAAAATTTTCAATGTAAATTGATTTGTTTCTATTTTCATTAATTGCTGTTTCTTTTCTTTCTATAATACAATGTTCAAAGTAAAAATCTTTTTTAACAAATCTAGGTGTACTATTATTTTTAAACGTAAAAGAAATTTTTTCTTCAAGTATTAAATTATTAATTATTTTTAAATCATCTGGTTTTATTATACAATTTTTTTCTTTTATCATTTTAATTTATTCTTTCTAATTCAAATTTATTATTTAATGCTTTTTGATTGTAAGCGTTTACAATACCTTTTTTAAATTTTATTAAAGGCACGTACAAAGTATCGCCAGTAACATATTTACAATCTTTAGGTATACCAATTTTATATTCTTCTAAGTCCCAAGATAAATTAGGATGACATAAAAAATGAATAGGTTCTCCACAAAACCATGTAAGCTTTGCATTTTTATTTACATGATTATTTAACAATTCATAAATAAATTTATAAAGTCTAATATTAGTTTTATCTTTATATGTATCCGTAGGAGCATCATCAAAAAATATACAATCAAATTTACCTAGGTTTTTTAATTCTTTTTGCCAATAACCTTTAACAATATTAACTTTATGTTTTTGTTTTTTAGCCCACGTTTTAAGTTCTTTAATTAAAAAAGGCTCAATAATAGTGTGTGATGTTATATTGTATTTTTGTATTGCAGAAGCAGAATAACCTAAACCAAAACCTATTTCTAAAACATCTCCTTTAGGTTTTAATTTTTTAATTAAATGTTCCATGTATGGTTTTTCCCATGCCATCATAACTTGAAAAGGTTTACCCTCTAAAGATGGATCTATAATAATTTTTTTATTTACTAACATTTAAAACATTTTTAGGTATTGCCTGACAGTTCCAATGTATAAATCTAAATGGTTCATAACCTAAATCTACAATATATTGATGTGGCATATACGATGGAAAAAATATTATTGTTCCAGGTTCTACTTTATAAACAATTTGTGATGAAGCATACGTTACCTGAGTCTTATCTTTTTCTGGTAAAAGATTCATAAGATTTCCAGGTCTTGGATCTTCAAACATTGGCAAAGATGTTATTTCACTAGCTTTTAAAAAATAAAAACCAGATATGTGTCCATTCCAATGTGTGTGTAAAGTGTGATGACCACCACCACTTTTAGCAAATTCTTGTACCCATAATTCTGTAATAAATATTTGATGATTTGTTAAATCAAATCCCATTTCGTCTAATAAATTATGTGAAGTTGCTCCAACATAGTTTTGTAAATCTTCAAAGTTAGGATCACCAATTAATGATTTTGAATGAAACACATGACCCATATCTTTTTTATCACCATGTTTTTTATTTCTTTTTTTTATTGTTGGTTTTAAAATGTCTTGTGATTCTTTTATGTATTTATCAGATGCTTTATTTAATGAATCTACAAACGATGGTTCTTTAGCAAACCATATTGGACATTTAAAAAAATCTTCTCTTGTTAATTCTTTTGGATATTTAATGTTTTTTTTCTTTTTCATATTTCTACTTTATTTAAATGGCCATCCTAAATTCCAAATAACCAAACTTTTTCTTTCTCCACTTTTTACTGGGCATACTCTATGCCATACAAAAGAAGGAAATACAACTAAAGATCCTTTAGGTAATATTTCTTTACATTTAATTGGTTTTCTAGGTTTGTCTGGATCATTTTGTCTAAAATCAAATTCTAACTCTCCTCCTTTATATTCTTTTGGATCTGATAAAGTTACTGTTACAGATAGCTTTCTAATTTTTCCGTTAATAGGATCATCCTGTTCTTTTTGATAAGGTCTATCCCAACTATCACAATGCCAATCATAATATTGACCTTTAGTATATTTTGTAAATTGACAAGATTCACTAAAACTCCATTGAAAATTCCAACCAGCATTAGCATTTGCTCTATGAACATATGGTTGTATTTCTTTATAGATCCATCTATCACTCATCCAAACAATATTAGAATCTCTTTTTGTTTTTAGATCTTTAATTTGTTTTTGATTTAATTTTTTTTTACCATAACCACCAGTAACTGCCATTTGATCTTGTAAAGATTTTCCGTATCTTGCAATGTCATCACAAATCCTAGAAGGAATTGCTGATGGAAAGTACCAGTAATAATTTATTAAGTTCATATATCTTTATGAACTTGTTTTAACATCTGTTATGAAATTGTCAATGTTCCAGAAACTGTAAATGTAGCTAATTTATCTCCACCAGGGTGAGTGGATGTTGAATTTGTTCCAGGAGATACTGCTAAAGTAGCAGCACTAGGTGCTCTAACAATAACTATACCCGATCCACCTGAACCAGAACTTACATTACCACCTGGACCATTATCATTGGCAGCTCCACCACCTCCACCACCAGTGTTAGTAGTTCCATTAGTTCCAGCACTTGTTGAAGGAGCAGTATTTGATTTACCACCTGGACCACCACCGCCAGCTCCACCAGCTCCAGGAGAAGCAGGTGTTCCATCACCTTGAGCTGCTCCACCTCCACCACCAGCATAAGTTGTAGCAGGTCCTAAAATTGTATTTGGTGCACCTGCACCTCCAGCTCCACCACCACCAGAACTTGCATTACTTCCAGCTGCTGTAGCTCCACCACCTCCACCACCAGAAAAAACTCCTGGAACAGCTCCTTGACTAAATCCACCACCACCAGGGTTACCTTGTGGGGGATCTGTTGGGGGAGTGTTACCAGCATGACCTGGGGGACCACCAAAAGGACCTTTACCACCACCAGAACCACCAGCATTTCCTGTTCCGGCTGATCCTCCACCTGCTGATGTAATTGTTGCAAGTGTTGAATCATTACCATCACTTTGATTTGGACTACCTTCTCCACCAGCTCCACCACCTCCAACTGTAACAGTGTGATCTCCACCTGTTAAAAATAAACTATTTCCTTGTAATGGACTTGGGCCATAACCAGAAGCTCTATAACCTCCGGCACCACCGGCACCACCTGATCTGTTACCTCCAGCTCCACCACCACCAGAACCACCACCTGCTACTACTAAATAATCTACATTAAAACCAAACTCTGGCCATGTATCTTCTGTTCGTGCTTGAAATTGACTTTGCATTGACCACACACCACTTGCTGCATTTAATTCTTTTATGACTACGATTCCTGAGCCACCGGCACCGCCAGTTCCTGGAGTACCACCTCCGCCGCCTCCACCACCTGTGTTAGCACATCCTGCGGATCCACCACTTGTACCTCCTGCTCCTCCACCACCAGCACCACCAGAACCACCAGTTCCTGGAGATTTTTTTCCACCACCTCCACCACCTGCGTAAGTTACACAACTACCTGTAATATTATTTGCTACCCCAGCACCACCAGTACCAGCTGGTCCACTACAACCACCATCTGCACCTACTGCGCTAGCTCCACCACCTCCACCACCTGCGTCTCTTGATGCAGTTCCTGGAGATCCTCTACCACCATCATTTCCTTGATCTGGAGTTACATCCGGAGTATCTCCACTACCACCGGCACCTTGACATGGATTACTAAAAAAACCACCAGTTCCGCCACCACCTGAACCTCCATCACCACCTGTTGCAGGAGAAGTATTATTTCCACCTCTACCGCCACCCGCTGATGTTATTGATGCAAAAACTGAATTATTACCTGCAGACCCAACATTAGAACCTGGCCCTGGTGCTCCAGAACCTCCTGCTCCAACTGTCACTGCAACTGTTCCACAAGCGGCAATAGAACTACCTTGTAAAGGGGAAGGACCAAAACCAGAAGTTCTGTAACCTCCAGCACCTCCACCACCACCATTTGATACTCCTGCACCTCCTCCTCCAGCAACTACTAGATAATCAACTAGCCTTGTTCCTGTTTGTAATGAAAGACATCCTGAAGATGTTTTAGTTGTAGTAGTACATTTACCAAAAGAAGCATTATTTACTTTTCCAATTACTCCACCATTTTGTGAGCTCGATCTAGTACTTGGCATTTAAATGTCCTCCTATGCGGACACCCAAGCTGTGCCGTTCCAATTGTAAATTGTTGGTGTTTCCGCTGTATCGTTTGATTTAGTTGCTTGCCAACCTGTTGTGTTGTCAGCATTATAAGTATCTTCGTTCCAATAAATTCCATAGAAAAAACCTTCTTCTTCTACGATTGAAGGATATGTAATTGGTGCTTGCCAATCGTCATTATCATCTAATGACCATGATGCATATGGTTGTGCACCTAAAAATTTATCTTTTACAGGATCATAAACCATTCCGATTCCTGCGTATTGTTTTCTAAAATTTGAATTGTAAGAAGTTTGTTTCCAAGTTCCACCTTTAAAAAAATTAACACACCATGTTTCTCCATCAACGTGCATATCTGAAGGAACTACATCATTTCCTACAACAACTACTCTTTCAACAACTTGATGGGTATCAGAGGTAAATCCTGTTGGATCTGTTTTTGATTTTAATTCTGCAAAGTGTGCCATGTTATTACTCCTGTTATCTTATATATTTTACTTTAAACTTATTGTCAATATTCATTAATTAGTCCAATTACCAGCTTTTACATTTGCGTAAACACTAGCCATTGACCAAACACCAGGCGCTTTTGCTGGTATTGAATAAGCCTTCTCTTGAACAACTATCATACCAGAACCACCAAAACCAAAACTACTACCACCACCAGCTCCGCCACCACCAGTATTTACTGTTCCACTGTGTCCTGGTTGTGGTCCACAATATCCAGTAGTATTTGTTCCACCACCACCGTCACCACCAACAAGATTTTCAGGAGGGTTACCTCTGAAACCTCCGCCTCCTCCTCCGAGGAATGAACATTGTCCAACACAATTAGGCATCCAAGGTATAGTAGGACTTCCTTTTCCAACACCTCCAAATCCATTAGAAGTTGGTCCAGCGTTACCACCAGCACCACCGCCACCTCCTCCTACTTGAGGAAAAGTAGGTTGTGATCCACCACCTGGATTACCAAAACCTGAGCCTGGAAAACCTGATATGTCTCCTTGAGTTGCTGATCCTACTGGATTATTTCTTGAACCTGCTCCACCAGAACCACCTGGATTACCGTTTCTTCCAACAGGTCCTCCAGAACCTCCACCACCGCCACCACCAAGGGCAGTTACTGGATTAGTTCCATCTCCAAAAACTGAATTATTACCAGGTCCACAAGAACTGGGACCGCCTGCAGTTCCACCACCACCAATTGTAACTGGTGTTGCATCTGCTGCTAAAGGAAAACAAGCTATATAAACTAAACCACCTGCACCACCACCACCGCCTTCAGGTCCTCCTGCACCACCACCTGCAACTACTACAAGATCAACTGTGCTAGGTGCTGCTGCTGTTTTAGTATAAGTTCCTGATCCTGTTATTGAAACTGCGTTTGCTGCCGCACACACTGCTGGTGTAACTGCGTTCGGTGGTCCAATTATTCCGCCATTAGCCATAATCGGTTACCTCCTATGCGTCGTCTAATACTTCGTATGAAATAAATAAATCTAGGTCACCCGTAGCACTAGCTCCACCTTTAAGAATGTCACCTTCCATTAAATATATTGGTGTATCTGAAAGTACTAAAGTTGCGTCTGCTGGGACTGAAACTGTTTTTGCTAAATAAACTGTTGCGTCGGCACCTGTTGCAGTAATACCTGATGCGCCTGCAGTTGTTAAACCATCTATAAATAAATCTACATTTGCTGCTGATGATCCATCTACGTTTGCAACTGTAATTCTATTAATTTTTAATAATTTTTCTGCATCAACTGTTAATAGAGTTGCAGTTAAAGTGTTTGATAAATTGAAACCAAGGTTTCCACCTAAGATTGATGTTACATTTACTATATTTGGGTTTGCCATTTTTTAATCTCCTTCTTCCTTTTAACCGAATACGATTGCCATTGCAATAGCTTTTCCTACAGAAACTGCAGGCGCTTGCATAGTTGGGGCTGCTCCTGAGCCATTTGATGTTAATACAAAACCGCTAGTTCCTTCAGCAATTCCAGCAAAAGCACCAGCATTATTTACCTGTACTTGACCAGTTGATCCTGCAGCTGAAGTTGTACCAATTGATAAATCTTTAATATCTGGATTACTGCCATCATTTGCTGTAGCAAAAACTAATTTATCGCCTTTGTCTGTAGCAGAAAAAGTTACAGAATTTCCTGAACCAGTAGCATATTTAAATTGAACTGTATTTGCTCCAGATGTTGTGTTTCTTAACATGTAAAAAGTTTCTACATCATTTGGAATTGTAACAATTTGGTTTCCTGTAATAGTACCTGTAAACTCAATCATTCTAAATTGACCTGTTCCAGTTGTATTACCATCAACAATTGTTAAAGCTGTAGTTTGTGCTCCACCTGCAATTGATTTAGCAGAGTAACCACCTGTGTATTGTTCAATGATTGACCAGTTTGTATTAGTTTTTGTTCCCCACGTACCGGCGTTTTCGCCTGTAGCCATTAATTCTATACCAAGAGGTGTGTATGTTGAAGCCATTGTTTAATTCTCCTAATTATTGCATTTATATTGTTTATTTAGTTTTAAGTCAAACATAATTATTACGGTGTTTTTCTTGTATATCCTGTGCTTGTTTTAGCTGTGATCCTTGTGTATCCAGTACTCGTTTTAGGACTTAGTCTATGATAATATCTTAATATTAAATTATCATTTAAACTTGTAGTAGCTACTTGACCCTCTGGAAAAGCATTAGTTACTTGAACTGTTGTAACTGTTCCTAAACTTGTTGTACTACTTTGACCACTAGGAGTAGCTATAGTTTCAGGAGTAGCTGTTATACCTCCCAGTTGAGCTGCTATTACAGTTAAAGCACTTAAATTTACTATAGGGTTTGAACTAAAAGCTAAAGTTCCTAAATCTGTAGCAGCAGAAAGACCTGTTAATCCTATTACATCAGCCGGTGTTAATGACCCAACCGAAGAAGTTGCTGACTGACCTTGTAAACCTACTGAATGATCATCTACAGATAATAAACCAAAAGAAGATATTAAAGACTGACCAGGAAGAGTAACAGTAGTGTCAGTGAAAACTGCTGATAAAGAATTTAAAGTACTAGTTAAACTAAATCCAGATAAACCAACAACATCTTCTGCAACGACTGTACCTAAACTTGATGTTAAACTAAATCCAGTTAATGACTCTGTTGCACTTTCAATTGATCCCCAACCATTTTGGCCCCAAGAAAGTGTACCCCAACCAGGTCTTAATTCTACATCTACACTTCCAACACTTGTTGTTGCAGATAAACCAGTAAGTGAAACAATCGGTGTGTCACCCCAAGATTGAAAACCCCACGTGTCACGACCCCAACCTTGTACAATAAGATTAGTATCACCCCAATCAGCACGACCCCATGAAAAACGTCCCCATCCTTCAGAAGTTCCTGAATAAGTCAGGTCTCCTAAATTTGAAGTAGAAGAAAGACCCGTTACTGTAAGTGTAACGTCAGCCATTTTTTATTCCTATGCTATCTGAATGATTGCGTTTCCTGCTGTCTGTGCTGGAAATTGAATTGTAAAAGTTCCACTCGTAACAGTTTTGTTTGCACCAAAATTAATTGCACAAACTGCTTTGTTAGAATTAGTTGAATTATAAATTAAACATCCTCTTGCTGTAAAAGAAGCAGAAGTAAAACTTGTGTCAGCAAATTTACAACAAGCAGTGTCACCAGATAAAACTGGAGTTGTACTTGTTAAAGCATTTCCACCTGTTGTATATCCA